CCCCTCGTCCGCATGTGCGCCCCGCTATGAGGTCGGCGCGAGATAGTCTTGGAGCGAAGATTGTTGGCGGTGTCACGGTTGCGCAGCGTGCGCGTGCCGCCGGTATGAGGAGTTTCTGATGTCTTTCGTGAGCGAGGTCGTGACGGCCATTCGTGGCGTTTCTGAGATCACGGAGGTCTATTCGACTCCGGCTTCTGGTGGGGAGTCGATGGTTCCGACAGATGCCGTGGCGCCGTATGTGCGTTTGACCAGGGAATTTGGGCGGTCGCCGATCTTGGCGGGTGACTCTGCGACGATGGCTACTCGTCGACAGTTTCAGGTTTCTCTTTGGCAGGAAGTTGGGGCCGAGGACGATTTGGTTGCTGATGCTTTGTTGGCTGCTTTGGATGGTTTAAAGATCACCGAGGCGGGCTACGGGCATGTAATCTTTGAGTTTGGCTTCCGATTGGAGGAACGAGAAGGCGGCTATGCTCAGCATGCCTGGACATTCTCCGTTCCAGTGGCCAATAACGTGTAAGATTGAAACCAACGGCACCATCAGGAGGTCTCCCAAGTGCCTGCAAACACCGAAACTCTCGTATTTGACGTTGAGGACTTCAAGGTCTACACCGTGACTGATGCTTCGGGCGCCTCGCCCGTGCTCGGTTCGGCTGTCGACGTCCCCGGCATTTCGTCTGTGAGCCTCGATCCGAACATCGTTTCGAACGAGATCAAGGGCGACGGCGGTCAGATCATTGGCTTCAAGAGCCGTGCAGACCGCTTCAACGTGTCGGCGACCTACGGAAAGCTCAGCCTTGACGTGCTTGAGGTCATCATGGGTCAGACTCTGACCGCTTCCGGCAACGACCAGGAGATGAACCTGGACACCGACGAGCTTCCCAAGTTCGCCGCTTCGTTCCAGATCCTGGACACCAGCGACGACGTGGGCGACGTTCACGTTGATCTCTACGTGTGCCGTGTCTCTGGCGGTTCGCTTCTGAGCCAGACCAGCGACTCGTTCGGTCAGCCGACGTTCGACCTGACCGCTTTCTCGCCGCAGCATGCGTCGACTCCGATCGGCAAGATCACGCTCCACGAGAACAGCACCACCCTGTAGGTAGGGCTTGGTCCAGACAACTGAGACCTCGAATTGAGAGGAGAGGGGCGGCGATGGCCGCCTCTCTCCTCGCGTTCGTGGTACTGTCTTACAGTTCTTCGAGCAGGGATGTGTTATGTCCAGCAATCTTGATATCGACTTCACCGCTAAGGTTCTCCAGAACGAGGGAGTTCCTGTGCCTCTTCAGATTCTTGACGAGTCTGGCTCTCCCAGCTTTGATGCTGACGGGGAGATTCGAGTCGAGTTCCGGGCTGTCCGCATGACGGCTGCCACGATGATGGGCATTGAGTCTGAGTTCTCGGGGTACACGGTGCGTGAGTCTGTACCTGAGCTTGTCACGAAGCAGGAGCTTGTCACTGATCCCACGTCTGGTGAGACTTCGCTGCAGTCTCGTACTCGTCCGACGGGCGCTACCGTTTCGGAGGAGCGTGTGTTCTACGGGGCGGAGGCGTTCGAGGAGCGTGGCAAGCGTGAGCCGTTCGTCACGGTCATCAAGGCGTTGTCGTTGTGTCTCGGTGAGAAGGAGTCGTGGGTGGCGGAGCGGCTGCTGACGAACCGTATGGAGTACTACTTCATCGCTATCACGGGCGCCATCCAGCTGGCACAGGGTGTCGACCCTTTTCAGATCCAGCGGCTCCTGGAGTCCAGCGAAGCCGCTCTCGTCGCCGCCAAGCGCGCCAACGACGCCGGGATCTCGATTCTGGTTCAGGAAAACGACGCAGCGGTGGAGCAGATGGAGAAGGCTCTGCAGGGCCTGGAGAAGATCCAAGATGGGCTCCCTGGGACCAATGGTTGACAGTTTGGACGGGTAGTTTGAAGCGCCCGTATGAAGAGTTCTTTGATCTCAGTGTCGCTCAGATCATGCTAGTGTTTGATGGTGCTGGTTTGATCCCTAAGCGTGGTGGAGCTAAGGACTTTCTATCGCTCATGTCAGGGGCGGGGGTCGGCGTTTCGACCTGATATTTCTGGCAATCTATAGCTATGGCGATTCGACTTCCTGACGTAGTTCAACGGATTGTGACGCGTGTCGACACGTCAGGTCTCGGCGCCGCCTCCGGCGCGCTTGATCAGCTGGGCAACCAGATGCTCAAGACCGGCAAGCAGCTGTCGCTCGGTATCACGCTTCCACTCGGCGTGATGGGCACACAGGCTGTGAAGGCGGCAGCGGATTTCGAGTTCGCTATGACTCGTGCCGGTGTACTCGCTGGAGTTGTGGGCGTCGAGGGTGACGCCGCAGCAGCGACCTTCAGTCGCATGAACGACAAGGCTCGCGAGTTGGGTGCCACGATGCCGTTCACGGCCACCCAGGCCGCTGAGGGTATGCAGAAGCTGGCGATGGCTGGCCTGGACGCCGACCAGGTGCTGGGCTCCATTGAGTCCACTCTGACTCTCGCTACGGCGGGCGCCATTGATCTAGCTGAAGCGTCGGATATTGCCACGAACATTATGACGGCTTTCGGCATGAGCGTCGAAGAGCTTCCGCGAGTCGTGGACGAGTTGACGGCGACCTTCGCTGGTTCGAACACTTCGCTGACGCAGTTGGCTCAGGGTATGAAGTTCGTGGCGCCGATCGCTTCAGCGGCCGGTATCTCGTTCACGGAGACTTCGGCCGCTCTTGGTCTGCTCGGTAACGCTGGCATCCAGGCCACGTTGGGTGGTACCGCTCTCAGGGGCTCGATCACGAAGCTACTCAATCCCTCAGACAAAGCTAAGGAGGCGCTGGATCGGCTCGGTATCTCGGTCACCGATAGCTCTGGCAACATGCGGTCTCTCACCGACATCGTTGGCCAGTTCGAGAAGGTGGGCCTGAACGCTTCGGACGCTATGACGATCTTCGGTCTGCGTGCCGGTCCAGGTTTCACGGCGCTCGTGAACCAGGGTTCAGCGGCGCTGAAGGAGATGACGACCGAACTGGAGAACTCTGGCGGCCTTGCGGAGACGATCGCTGATGAGCAGCTCGACACTTTACAGGGTGCGTTCCTTGAGTTGAAGAGTGCGTGGCAGGAGCTTCAGATTGCCTTCATGGAGTCGGGGCTGGCTGACGTGTTGGAGTCGATTGTTCGGGGGGTGACGGAACTTCTTCGTGGGATCGCTGACGTGAATCCTGAGATCTTGAAGCTCTCGGGTATCATTCTGGCGATCTCGGCGGCGGCTGGTCCGGCGGCGCTGGCGCTAGGCGGCCTGTCTAAGGCGGCGGGGTTGGTGGCGACCGCCGTCGCTAGCATCAAGGCTGGTGGCGGCATCTCGGCAATCGGGGGGCTCGGCGCCTCGTCCACTGGGGCTTCGAAGAGTGTTGCCGGGCTCGCAGGTAAGGTCGGGAAGTTCGCTGGGGCTATGGGGCCGCTCGGTATTGCTGTGGGTGTAGCGATCCCGTTGATCGCTCACTTCGCATCGGGGTCGAAGTCTGCGTCCGACAGAAGTCTCTCCTCAACACGAAGGGCGCACTGGACCTGTCCGCCCAATCGTGGAACAAGTACATCGAGGAGAGCAGCCGGTTCAATGACCGCAACCAGCTGGACGACCTTGAACGAATGAGAGTCACGTTCGGGCACCTACAGATTCTGGTTCGCGAAGGCGAAGAAGGGTTGAGTGAGTTCACTAAGCGTGCGTCCGTCGCCGGAGAGGTCACGGCACGGTTCGCCGCAGGGTTCGAGCAGGTTATTCAGGGCGTTCAGGGGCTTGAGATCGGTGACTTCGGTCTCGATGAGAATGCCATCGGGGCGGAGGGCTTCAGGCAGGCTCTAGAGGAGATCAACGAGACGGGGGAGGCGACACAAGACCAGTTGATTAAATTGCTCGAAACCGCCGACGATCTCGGCGCTGGGAACACTGACGTCATCAAGAGCTTCATCGACCTCAACCAGATGCTGGAGGAGACGGCTGAAGCGTCGGTCGACACGTTGGTCGCGACGAACCAGCTTCCAGCTTCGTTCGGGGCGCTAGCGGATTCGATCACTCGGGTTGAGGGTGGCTGGTCTTCCTGGATTGGCGTAGCCCAGCAGGCGTCGGTTGTCCAGGAGGGGCTGGCGGCGATCGCTCAGCACGAAGGGGTGGCTCTGGAAGAGCTTGTCCTCAAGTTGAACGCTGAAGAGGAGGCTCGCCGCGGTGTCGGTACGGCTGGCGACCGAAGGCTCCACCAGTACGCCGGTGAGAAGATGGCCTTGGGTGAGGCCGCCCAAGCGCTCGAAGATTACAACAAGGCAAACGAGCAAGCCATCGAGTACTTGACGCAGGTGGCCTACGCTTCGGGGCTGACGTCAGTTGAGGTCACCCGCTTCATCGCCGCCATCAAGAACGGTCACGATCCTGTTGATGCTCTGGCGAAGAAGGGCAACGTGTTCAACAAGGTCATTCTCGACTCCGAGGAGCAAGCTGTAGCGACCGCCGACGCTTTGGAAAGGTACTTCGACACGGTGAACAGCGGCCTGGACGGCATCTTCTCCTTTGAGGAAGCTCAGGAGCGACAGAACAAGGCGATGCGCGACGGCCAGGAGCACTACGACGAACTTGCCAAGAGCGGCGCCGATATCAACGCTGTGTGGGAAGAGAACTCGGATCGCGGTGACGCCTTGCGTGACTCTCTGCGTGGCCAGATCTCAGCTGTCGTCGATGCCGCTGAGGCGATGGGCGACGGCACCCTGGCGAACCAGCATATGGCCGCCGGGCTGGACGAGTTGAGGCGCCGGTACCCTGAGCTGGCCGACGAGATCGACCTCTACGCCCAGAAGATCAAGACCTTCGAAGATCCGGTCGTCATCCAGCCCTCGCTGGACGACGCTGAGGTTTCCGCTGACCTCGCTGGGTTCCATGCCGTGGCGATGAACACAGCAAGCAACGACGGCAAGGGCTACGAGCTGCAAGTCACGGTCCCCTCGGCTGATGCTGTCGCCCGAGAGTTCGAGACTATGGCGGACGATGCTGCGGACAAGGCGCGTGGTGGGGCGGTCGCTGCCGGTCACTACCTCGGCGACGGCATCGCTTCCGGCATCGTCTCTGGCGCTGGTTTCGCTGACGCACTGACCGCCACCCTCAACCATCAGATCGCTGAGGCTCGACGCCGCACAGCGAAAGCGTGGGACATCTACTCCCCCTCCCGCAAGTTCGCCAAGCTCATCGGTGAGCCCATCTCTCAGGGTGTGGCAATGGGTGTCGCCCGCGATGGCAGCCTGATCGGTGACGAACTTGAGGACGCCATCAAGGAAGCATCCGAGAGGGTGAGCCGCTCTCTAGATTCCGTGTTCGGTTCGATCTCGGCCGGTCGAGGTATCGGTGACTCCCAGCGGAAGCTCGACGATGCGATCCGGGAGAAGGAGTACGCAGACAAGTACGCCGTCGCTGACGCC